ATGCTTTGGAGATAGGGCATTGCTGTTTCTGCTGTAGCTCGTGCTATCGCTGCTGGGACAGCTCCACCGCTCTCAAGTCCTTGTAACGTGAGTGCTGCGTTGAGACGGGGTGTTGCTATTTGATCTATGTAATTCCCTGTCGTACCTATCCCAAGCTCTAAGGCTCTTGCTCTATTTGCGTCTTGAAGTCCAAGAGACCGTTGTGCGTCATACTCACTCAAACCAAGAGAACGAAGGAGATTACCTTCATTCAGTCCTAAGCCTCTTTGAAAATCACCTTCATTTCTTGCCAGCGTTGCATTTGTTGCATCCTGTGTTAATCCAAGCCCTCTGTTAAAGTTGGCTTCATTAATATCTAATGCTCGCTGCCCACCGCTTTCGCTGAGTGCTATAGAGCGTGCAAGGTCATAGTCACCGCGATTAACAGCAGCTTGATATGCTGCTTGAACATCACCACTTCCTTGAGTGTATGTACTTGCTGCTGCATTAAGACCACCGCTATAGTCACCATAGCTACGACGTAAAGCAGCATCTCGTTGAGCTACCTCATATCCCTTTAACCCTTCATATGTTCCACCAGCTTCACCGAGAGCTGTAGTTGTTCTATTATCAAGCCCTGCTACAGCGTCGTTATATGCTCCTGTCACTGGGTCAAAACTTCTACTGTATTGGTCAAGAGACATTAAGTTATTGTAGTCAATGTTTTGATTTGCAAGAAGGTTATTTTGTGCAACATTCCCTATATCAGTAGAGAAGTTTGTAGGACTATAAATACCTTCAGGGTTTGTTGCTGCAAATTGATTGACACCACCTTGAGCAAAGAGATTGACGAGTTGATTCAGACGCTCAAGGTTTTGTGCCCTTGCTATCTCATCAGGGACAGTTTTTTGTGTCGTGCTTGTGGAAGTGCCAAGCACAGAGCCAATAATATCACCCATCGCTACTCTCCACTTCCCCTGTTTTGATGAGTACTGTGCGGAGGATGCTGTATCCGTATTTCTTTTCAACAGCTCTAGCAAGCTTTGGACTGCTCATAGAGAAGATAGATGCAACTGCACTTTCATGTTCACGGAGTTTGTCAATATACTCCATGAGTTCTGTTGCATGGCTTACAGAAGGGGAGTCATGCTGCATTTGATGGCAGTAGATGACTTTATGGTTCATCACGTTGGCAACGTCAATGAGTGCGTGTTCGGTTATGTTGTAGTTCTCATCCACTTCAGCGAGAATATGCAGGTTCATGTCGCTGGTATATAACCTATTCATCCAACTGTTAACAGCAATATCCGCTGGAAACTCAGGGCTGTATTTGGTACAGAAGTTGTAGAGACGCTGATAAAGGGTAAAGTGGAGAATACGCCCGAGGTTATCGTTGAAAATTCTAATCATGATGTATACCATTTAATGCTTCAAGACGCCCAAGCTCAAGCTCTTGTGTTTCCTCAATCGCACTTTGCCATCGCCGTTTCACAAGATCAGCACTCATTCTCCCACACATCACGTCGATGACAGAGAGAATCTTCCCCCACTCTTCAGGAGTACAATACTGCTCCAGGCTTTCAGCTTCAAGGACTCTGGTGTTCATTTCAAGCAAGCGCATGTCGCTCAACTTGAGCACTTTGTCTGCCATTGCTGTCATCTCATCAATGCTGTGACAAATTTCACCTGTGACAGGATTCCACTGACAAATATCTGTCACCATCGTTTCACCTTGAGCAGTGCTCTTGGTGATAGCAAAACGAGCAGGCATGTTTTCTCCTAGCTTAGTTGGTATATACCATTATCTCCAAGCTTCCCCAAGAAACTTGAGAGATCAAAGGCAGTATCGTTAGATACTTGTCGTGCAACGTTGATTGTTCCCTGTGCCGTAACCATAGGCCGTATAACATAGGTTCTCATCCTATTATCAAGCATACGTTCATCTCCTCTACGGGCTAAAAGGTCTTGGTGGAGGAGGTGTTGAGCGAGATGGAGAGGGACAGTGACAACACCAGGACCGTATTGAACAATGCCGTTGTTGACAACGTGTTTCGTACCGTCACTTTCAGTGATTATCTCTCCACCGTTGCCAATAGTATGTGCTGCATAGAGGGTTATTTTGAGTGTCTTTTTATCCTCAGTAATCACAGCACTTTGTTGCCCCTCTTCAATATCAAGGAAAGAGGTGAGGTTTTCCTTCCGTGGAGAAGGAGCAAGTGCCTTTACCTCTATCTCAAGACCGTGCTGTTCAAACACAGCATAGGCTTCTTCAAGGGTTATTTTCTTTTTAGGCATAACCTCACCTATGCAGGAATAGCCGCAGCGAACGCTGAGCTTGTTTCAAACCGCTCAATATAGTTGTTGTCAAGGATGAAGCTTTTCCGCATGTACTTCGCACCAACTTTACGACGTTGTGCTAAGGGATCACTGTCACTTGCACCTTTGGGTGTGGTGAAGGTTTGAAGGCTCATGCCATTGAGTGTGCAGGTACCAAACGCACCTTTCCCAAGCACAAAGCCGGGGTAGACGTTGATAGCGAGTGCTGGTGATTCTGGAGCTACAGCCTCAGTACCAGCAGGAGCAGTGGTGATGGTGTAGGTAGAACCTGCAGTTTGCCTACTTGCAATAAGGTAAGCGACAGTACCACCTGCTTGAGTGAGGTAGACATCGTAGCTGTAGTTCGCACTAGAGGGCATCACAACAGCAATGCTCCCTGGAGAGGTGACAGCAATGTTCCCTGTTTGCACGCTTAAGCGTCGCTCATAGTCTGTCGTGACCTCACGGCCTACAACTTTGAGTTGATAGTTCGCTGTAGCGAGTGTACCACTGGTGCCGACAGTGTATTGAGCCTTAGTGGCTGTTGCTGCTGCGGTAGTAGCCGCTGCTACACCAACGTAGACAGGGAGGAAGTTGCCCATAATCCACTCAACACCCATCCACATACCTACACGGCCATACATCAAGCGTTCTTGCTGAGCAAAGTTGGATGCTTGCTGAAAGGTTTGGTCACTGCCAAGAACCGCAGCTTTATGTGGTGGTTGCATAAAGCCCATGTAGTATCCACCATTATCCATGTATTTATGAGCACCCCGCATTTCAAGTTTGGTGTTCACAGAGATAGCGAGAGCAGTGTTGAATACATCTGTTGCTGCAAGACCACTACGGGTAGTGACTACACCTGGGAAGGTGACGTTGGTAGCACCCATAAGGACTTCAGCATCTTCACGTTCGCTTGTCTCTTTCATTGCCATTGCTACACGTTCAATAGCGAGAGAGACCATAGGGTGTTGAACAGTGAGTTCGAGGACATCTGTGAGAGCAACAACAAGTCCCCATTGTTCAACGGTGACGTTGACATTCTCAAGGGTGAGACTGTCAGTGGAGGGAGTGACACCTTCGATGAGTGGAGTGTTAGGGAGTGCAACACGTGCTACACGGACTACACGGAGAGTTTTACTGTTCCCATTCTCCAGAGCAAAAGGCTCCGAGCATTTATCAATCACAAGCATGCGGTTCAGTAGCTCAATCATCTTACGAGCGATAAAGACGTTCGGTGCATCATTTGCCATTGCAGCGAAGGTGGTGTAAGTATCAGCCATTGTTGGTACTCCTTAGAGGTAGTAAAGAGCACTCTATACAGTGCTCTCTCATTAGTATACTATTAGTAGACACTCTAATCCGCTTCACTCTCATCTTTTAACCAATGGATAGCCTCTTCAACAGATGTGGTTGCTAACGCTATATAGCGTGTTCTGTTGAGAGAATTGAGTTTATCCCTAAGCTGTCTTGCCATTTCTAGAGCTTCTAGAATAGAGGTTTTAATAGCCATTAAAAAGTTACTCCACTCAAAGCTTTCTCAAGGTCCTCAAGTGGCATAGTCCAGAGGTTCTCTCTACTCCACACAGGATCGTTTCTGGCACGTTCAAGGGCACTTTGGCCCATATCTGTTGCACTCTCTACACCCTTGACTTGTGCTTTCCTCCGCTCTGTTTCCTTCTCAGTGAACTTCACAGGGTCAGCTTCGTATTCTTTACCGAGGAGATAGCGTTTGATGTCAGCACGAGGGATAGCCCTGCCTGCGTCTTTCAACTCATTAAACATCTTCTCTACTTCACCTTGCATGGTGAGGTTTTCGGGGTTGCTGTAGAAGGTAGCACTATCTTTAGC